ACCTGGAAGAGACTAACGGCGACACAGCACTAGGTTTGATGTCACTTGAGGCTAATCTACCTCTCCATCTTCCAGATGTAAGGGACACAATTAAACAGGAGGAGATGCGTGAGTATTTTGATCGGAGTGTTAATACTGACAAGCTGGTTATTTATGATCATTTCGGGAGTAACTCCATTCAGGAGATACTCAATAAAGTCCGCCATATGCACAATCTTGGTTGCAAGTATATTATCTTGGACCATCTTAGTATTGTCGTGTCTGATCAATCAGGGGATGAGCGTAAGCAACTAGATGAGATTAGCACTAAGCTCAAAACTTTGACAATGGAATTAAATATCGCGGTACTTGCTGTAATACACCAGAATAGGCAGGGTCAAATTAGGGGCACTGCTGGTGTGGAACAACTGGCCAATATTGTAATCAAACTTCATAGAGAACGTCTCTCCGAAGACCCGTGGAGGCGTAATGTGGTGAAACTTATTGTAGAAAAGAACAGGTTTTGTGGCAGGACTGGTCCTGGCGCTTACCTTCATTATAACGAATTCACCGGGCGACTCACAGAACTAGACAAAGAACAGATTATACAGTACAACAACGGAGGAACTACAATAGTTGAGCATTCATGGTAAAATACCTTCCCCGCGTTGAGGACTATCACAAATATTGGTACATAGACTGCGAAGCAGACAGCCTGTACCCATCTAAACTTTGGATGATGTGTGCCAGTCGAATGGACTCTGATGAAGTTCATAGTTTCGTTGGCCATGATGCGATACGGAGATTTTTCGATGAACTACGGGGACAGGGGGTATATTTTGTCGGTCATAACGCGATCAGTTACGACGGACCTCACACGGCGAGATTGGTTGGCGCTCCCATTCACACTGGTAATATCGTCGACACTCTTGTTCTTTCATACCTGTACGATCCTGCTCTCAGCGGCGGCCACAGCCTGGAAGCTTGGGGCGAACGTCTTGGAGACCCGAAAGGGCAGTTCGACGACTTCAGTGGCTACAGCCCCGAAATGGACAGGTATTGCCAACAAGACGTTCGGCTCGGAAAGAAAGTGGCTCGTGCTCTGTGGCAGCGTATGTTGCGGCTTGGTTTTAGTGAGCTGTCTTGTGAAATTGAACATGAAATCAGAGAGGTAGTAGATGAGCAAAAGCGAGCTGGTTGGGCATTTGACATCCCAGGTGCACAATCTCTTGTCGGTCAACTCCGAGCTGAGCAAGCAGCTCTGGAAGGTCCAATACTGGAGCTATTCCCACCCAAGCTTGAAGTTGTCGGAACATACAATCGAAGAGTTAAAGCGGACGGAGGAGAATATGCGAGCCGCCTCAGGCACCTTGCAACATATCCTGAACTCCGTGAAAACGGAGACGGAACCTACAGCACTCTCGATTGGCAAGCCTTCAATATTGGATCGCCTAAGCAGAGAGTAGAACGCCTACTTGGACTAGGTTGGGAACCCCAAGATTTCACTGAGAAGGGTTTCCCCAAGGTTGACGAAGAAAGCCTTCTAGCGTTCGCTGAGAGTTCGAGAAGACCTGAAGCAACTGCTATTGCTGAATGGCTTGTACTTCAGGGTCGGTCATCTATGATTGACACTTGGTTGAATAATGTTAACTATGAAGACAGTTGTATGCACGGTAGTGTTCTGACTTGTGGTGCAACAACCCGTCGGATGACACATTTTGGTCCAAACACAGCCAATATCCCTAAGGCAAAGCAGAAGGTAAAGTATGGAATTGAATGTCGAAGGCTCTGGCAAGCTAGACCCAACCGACGAGAAGTTGGCTATGATGCCAGCGGCCTTGAAATGCGTATGTTTGCTGAGTATCTTAACAATGCTGAGGCCACCCTTCTCTTCACTACAGGAGACCCCCACCTCCTTAACACTAGAAACCTCGAACTCCCAGATGAAATGCGTGATCTCACGGTCAAGAATGGATTCTACGCTTATCTCTATGGAGCTGGAGATGGTAAACTCGGAGTCACGCTTAAACCTGAACTTCGTAAAGGTGAAGCTGGACCATACGGTAAATGGGCTCGTGGAGTCCTTGAAAAAGGTACGCCCGGACTGGCCAGATTGGTCGCAGATATCCAAGATGAGTTTCGAGGAACTGGCGGACTTCTCCGAACTATTGATGGGGGATTCGTCAGGTGCCACTCCAAAAGCGCTAGCCTTAATTATAAGCTCCAAAGTGCGGGGGCAATAGTTATGAAGAAGGCGGCTATCATAGCCCGTAATGAGATTAAACGGCGCGGGCTTGATGGCTTCTATGTGGGTAACATTCATGATGAAGGACAACTTGATGCAAAGACCGAGGATTCTGAGGAAGTTGGAAAGACCTGTGTTGACGCAATCACAAGTGCAGGGCTTGCTATTGGATTTAAAGTCCCGCTCACGGGTAACTACAAAGTTGGACTCAACTGGGCAGAGTGCCATTGATCTAAATAAATACGAGAAATATTGCAGGGAAAGTGATCTATTTGCATGAGACAAGGACCAGACTACTATCAACAATTTGAATGCAATGATGAAATAGGACCATACATTACAGTACCACTCGAAATAGTGGGCGACTTTGTAGATTCTGAGTGTGTTCAGTTCCACGACAACGGTAATGGCACATTTCATTTGAGAATATTCGATAAATTGGTTGACAAGTAAAGTATCATAAGGTACAATATTGAATATGGTGATGAGAGATCATCTACTTTAATGTCGAAGACAATAAAACAATAAGAAAATAACAAGAAAGAAAGGAGCATCTATTGCTCATTCGTGGAAAGGCCAAGTGGGCCAAGATTACCGGTGAACCTGGTTGGGGTTATCAAAATGCTCACAAGGAGTGGAGCATTGATGTGTATCTCGACGAGGAAACTGTTCATCGGCTGGAAGTTGAAGGTCTGAAAGAGAAGATCAAGGACAAGGGTAATGGTCCTTATATGACCTTCAAGCGTCGTGAACTGAAGCAAGACGGCAGTCCGAACCAACCCATTCGTGTGGTTGACCATCATGGTGAAGCGTGGAATCCGAAGACCAAGATCGGTAATAGTTCTACGGTCAATGTCAACTTTGCTATTAACGAGTATGGTAAGAATCAGAAGTCGGCTAATATTCTATCGCTTCAGGTCTGGGACTTGGTAGCATTTGAAGGCGGTGAATTCCCAACTAGAGAAGATGACAAGCCCTGGGCCGAGGAAGTCGCTTAATCTCAACTTTAGTAGATGACATCTATTCTGTCCTGGAAAATGGTAAGCAAGTTACCGACGCCGAAGCAACTGAATTTGGGTCTGAACTTGCTACCATTATCCGGGACAGTCTAGAAGAAGGTAAACGACCATTCACCCTTCGTATGTCCAACCTCGGAAAAGGCGCACGTCAACTTTGGTACCAAAAGAGATATGAACCAGAAGAACCACTCAAAGGCCACACTCTCCTCAAGTTCCTCGTTGGCCACATTACAGAGTCTGTCCTACTATTCCTCGCCAGCGTGTCGGGCCACAATGTTACGGCTCGCCAAGATGAAGTGGCTATCCAAGGAATTAAAGGACATATCGACGCCGACATCGACGGAGTAACTGTTGATGTCAAGAGTGCTAGCCCCTATTCGTTTAAGAAGTTCGCTAATGGATCTTTGGCTGAAGACGACGCCTTCGGTTATATTGAACAGATCGCCGGTTATAGTAAAGCAAGAAACACAGACGGTGCATTTCTTGCAATGGACAAAGTCAGCGGACACCTAGCTTATCTTCCATTCACTAAGGACGAACTTGCTGCCACAGTTAATGTTGAAGAACGTATTGACTATTTAAAGTCTGCTGTTGAGTCAGATGTCGAACCTGAAAGGTGCTACCCCGATGAAGAAGATGGAGCAAGTGGTAACCGAGTTCTTGGAACAAATTGCTCCTACTGTGATCATAAGAGGCGTTGTTGGGCTGATAGCAATGGTGGTTTGGGTCTTCGGACCTTTCTTTATTCTAATGGCCCTAAGTTTTTCACGACAGTAAAAAGAGAACCGAAGGTATTCGAAAAAGTGAACTTCTAGAGCAAGGAAGCAAATATGGACGACGATAACATCTTTCATCTCGGTACCATTAATGGTGGTAAGGGTAAGGAAGAAGAGGCTAAGTTTCCGAGTAATCATTACGTAATTACAGACATCGAAGATGTGGAATGGTTCGCCGAGGGTTTTCTGATCTTCACCCCGCATCACGTTGCCATCATGAAGACTACAGAACTCGGTGCGGTTCCTGATATTGTTATACCCATTGGCCGCGTTAAGGCCGCTCAGATGTGCGACGAATTGGAAGAAGAAGAGAGTGATGATATTTATGATTAGTCTTCTTATTCTTTCGATTTTTGGTCTAGGTCAGTCTGACTTTAGTTATCCTCCGGTCCCTTGCTCAGTTCCCTGTGTGGTTGAGTTTAGTCCTGGTGGTATCATCGATCTATTTGCCGCTCAAGGTAGGCAACTTGCTGCTGACAAGACGCCTGTAATCGTGGATGGTCCTTGTTTGAGTGCTTGCACTATCTTGGTCGATGAAGCTCGTGATAATGTTTGTATCACTAAGAACGCGGTACTAGGTTATCATCAATCAGTTATGATGACAGAAGATGGACCTGAGTACGGAGACATTATTTACAAGACACCAGGGTTGAATAAGTACATTCAATCTCGAGGTGGGCTTCCTAAACCTAATAGTGGTCATTTGTTGATATTGAATCAGAGCGAAGCTGGGAAGTTTTACAAGACATGTTAGATCCACATAATCTTCTTTCTCAAGTTCATCCCGATCTTGTCAAAGTCATCAACGCTGCTAGTCAAACTCCACAACCATTTCAGGTGATCTATGGAATTAGAACTCTCGCCGAAGAAAAGCAATTGGTTCTTGAGGGATTTTCCCAAACACTTCATTCGAGACACCTCCCAGACAGTCATTACAATAATCTTGCTATGGCTGTTGATATTGGGGTTTTTGTCAATGGCGTCTATCTTGGCTCTGGTCCCACTGTGGCTGTGGTCTACACTGCGGTAAGTAAACAAGTCTTGGCTGCTGCTCAGGAGTTGGGTATTGACGTTCAGTGGGGTGGCCAAGCAGTTGGTGCTTGGGTAGACGGTGTGGTTAGTCACTTCCAGGACTGGGGCCATTACCAACTTGATCCGGCTAAATATCCTTAGTGGCTTTTAAGTCAGGCTTCGAGCGCACGGTCGATGCCAATCTAAGGTCTCGTGGGGTGAAATATACCTACGAGACTTTGGAACTTCCTTACACTTTAAACGGAATTTATCATCCAGACTTCATACTAGACAACGGAATTATTATCGAAGTCAAAGGTAGACTAGATCGGGAGAGTATTCGCAAGATGATTGCGGTACGTAAACAATATCCTGATCATGACATTCGCTTCCTATTTATGGAGGCCAACAAGAAAGTTCCCTTTCAGAAGCAGACCCACGAGAAGTGGGCAGACCGGAACGGCTACAAGTGGGCCGTTGGTGTCGTACCCCAGGAGTGGATTGATGAGTAAAATCCTAGTTATAGATATCGAATGGGCACCTGCCAAGGCTTATGTCTGGCGGATGTATGATGAGAATATTAGTCCTGATCAGTTGATTGATAGCGGCGGTCTTCTCTGCTTCTGTGCTCATTGGGTTGGCTCTAAAGAGTTCATCTTCCTCTCTAAGTGGGAGTATGGTGCAACAGACATGGCATATGTTCTTCGCAATCTTCTTGATGAGGCAGACGCTGTAATTACTTACAACGGCAATCGATATGATTTGCCTAAGATTAAAGGCCATCTAATGCTTGAGGGTTTGAAACCTTTTGCACCACCTACCTCTATCGATTTGATTAAGACCGTAAAAGGCTTGGGATTTGTGATGGCCAAGTTGGCTTATATTGGCCCCTTACTTGGTGTTGGATCTAAGATGAAGCATGAAGGCTTTGCACTCTGGCGGTCTGTTCTTGAAGGCGATGTCAAGGCCCAGAAGCGGATGCAGAAGTATTGCATTCAAGATGTCAAG